ATTGCGCTGCTGTATGCTGGGCAGGTTCCAGCGTGGGACTTGTCAGATGTACGTGCATCGGGCGAACGCCTCAAGACTATGGGAGGTCGTGCATCTGGTCCCGGTCCTCTTAACGATCTGTTCGTATTCACAGTTGAACTGTTCACGAAGGCACAGGGGCGTCGTCTCTTTCCGATTGAGTGTCACGACTTGATGTGCAAGATAGGCGAGATCGTAGTGGTTGGCGGCGTTCGTCGCTCTGCCCTTATCTCACTCAGCAACCTGAACGATGATCAGATGGCACACGCCAAGTCAGGAGAGTGGTACGATTATGAAAAACAACGTGCGCTGGCTAATAACTCTGTTGCCTACAAGGGCAAGCCAGAGATGGGTACATTCATGCGCGAGTGGCTGTCCCTGTACGACTCCAAGTCAGGAGAACGGGGCGTGTTCAATCGGCAGGCTGCAGACAAACAAGTAGCCCGCAACGGACGCCGCGAGGTTGGTTACATGTGGGGTACAAACCCCTGCTCTGAGATCATCCTTCGCCCGTATCAGTTCTGCAACCTGTCAGAGGTGGTCGTGAGGGAGTCCGACACGCTGGAGTCCCTTAAAAGCAAGGTGCGCCTTGCAACCATCTTGGGAACCCTGCAGTCAACTCTAACCGATTTCAAATATTTGAGGAAGGTATGGAAAGACAACACAGAAGAAGAACGCTTATTGGGCGTATCCTTGACTGGTATAATGGATCACTCAGTTTTATCGAAAACCGTCGATTCCCGTCGATGGCTCGAAGAAATGAAACAAGTCGCTATCGATACCAATCAACAGTATGCCCAGATGCTTGGAATCCCACAGTCCGCTGCCATCACTTGTGTAAAGCCATCGGGCACTGTGTCTCAACTCGTAGACGCCGCTAGTGGTATCCACGCCCGTCACAATGACTACTATATTCGCACAGTTCGCGGAGATAACAAAGACCCCCTGACACAGTTTCTCAAAGAGCAGGGTGTGTATAGTGAAGCTGACATCACCAAGCCGGACTCTACCACAGTCTTTTCATTTGCCATGAGGGCACCCGAGGGTGCCGTTACCCGCGATGCCATGACAGCTATTGAGCAGCTTGAACTGTGGAAGACGTATGCTATACACTGGTGTGAACACAAACCGTCTGTTACCATCACTGTTAAAGAGCATGAGTGGATGGGAGTTGGTGCGTGGGTGTATGAAAACTTTGATGTGGCATCCGGCGTGTCCTTCCTACCCCACTCGGACCATACGTATCAACAGGCTCCGTATCAGGATATTGAGGCGGATGATTACTTGGAATGGCAGGCTGCATACGGTACGCTGGCTATTGACTGGGCTGCACTGTCGGAGTATGAAAAGGAAGACAATACATCTGGGTCACGTGAACTGGCGTGTACTGCAGGCGTGTGCGAAGTGGTGGACTTGAATGCCGCCTAAGAAGGAAAAGAAAAAGCCACCCCTTGTGTGGAAAAGGGATGACGGGTGGGTTCAGTACCATCCGCATCCGCATCACCCATGCTACAAGGAATGGAGAGAGAAAGTTGATCGAAGTAAAGATAACGGATAGAATGCTTCTTGCTGGCCGTAAGAAGGCCACTGAGATGGGTCTCTTACATAACTCTATACTCAGGGGCGGGGGAAGCATAGCAGGCTTCCTTGGGGAGCAGGTGGTGCTGAAGGCGCTAGGAGGTTCGTGGCTAAATTCTTACGACTATGACATTGTCCTTGAGGACGGTCACAAGGTCGAAGTCAAGACAAAACAAACGTCAGCAGTGCCCCTGCCGCACTACTCCTGCAGCATCAGTAACTTCAACACAAAGCAAGACTGTGACATCTATGCGTTCACTAGAATTCTTAAAGACTACTCTAAGGGTTGGTTCCTCGGATACCTCCCAAAGACTGAATACTTCGACAAAGCCATCTTTATGAAGAAGGGTCAGCTTGATCCGGACAACGGCTACGAAGTACGGGCAGACTGCCACAACGTATCTATATCGGACCTGCGAACCCACTATGAACAAAAAAAAGAAATACAAGGCCACCCTGTTTAACTTACAGGTTCTCTTAAATGAGAACGGGGACATCGAACTGGAAACCCAGTCCGTTGACCCCGATACATTTATTAGAACTATGGAAGCAGGTATGCCTAGCTACGAAGCTACCTACAAGGTAGCCAGCCTGATCAGATACCTCAAGTCAATCAACGATGAGATATACGAAAAGTCTGGCCGCTACGTTTAGGCCATCTTCTTTTTCTTCATCTTGCCGCCATAGACCATTTTACCCTCGCCATCAGCGGCAAAGAACGGAACTTTATTGCCGTTTTTTTCAACCATCTTGAGCTTGCCACCATCAGCCATGCCCATCATGCCCATCTTGTTTTTACGATCCATCATCGGGTTCGCAGACATAGCCATGCCGCCCCCGTACATAGGTTTACGAACCATCGATCCGTACGCGTAGCCCTTGGGCTTATTCATTTTCTTCATTGGTAGATTCCTCCGGTAATAAGAATATTTCGTTAAGTTCTGGCATGTATAGATCACGACGTGCCATTTCGGTAAATACAAATTCTCTAAGGGCTGCATCAAAAGTTGCTACGTCCTGCCGACTTACAAGCTCTGGTGTTGAAAACATTTTAGATATGATACCTGCGGCGTCTTTATTTCCTGCTGCCATTTCTAAAAGGTCTATATTTGAGCGAGAGGCAAGACGAACCATAAATTCAGAACTTACGTAAAGAGGGCTAACCATACCCCTAGAAATGTTATAGAGACGACTTAAACCTTCTTGGAGAGAGTAGCCTGAAGTTGCACCGTCTAAGCCTACAGACTGACTCTTCCCGCGAACAAGAAACTTGGCTATGTTGTTCATGTAATCAACATGCTCTTCGCCCAATGCAGCAACAAGTTGCTTTCTGTGATCACGTATGTCATCTAACATGTTTTCAGGAGTCATAAATGCTCGGGCAACAGGTAAATCCCGCTGTAGTGCAGGAAGCTGTGCGGTTGCCACGGGAGCTAGTCCACCCCTGTTTTGAAATCCTTTAGCGATCAAACGTCCCACGGCCCCATCAAATAGTTTTTCAGCGTCGTCCGTAGTCTTGCCAGCTTTTACCTGCGCGTCAACAAATTGAGTGCGTAGGGTAAAGAACAGACCTTCACTGCCGTTTGTTATGTAGGTGCTGTAGAATGAATCCGAGTCTAGATTACCAGTAAACTGTTTGAGAATGTCCATAGAATCGTCTTGCTTGGTTATATTATCACCAATGCTGCGGCGAGTCTTACCTTCAGTATTTTTAAAATCAGACACAAGACTAGTATACTCTTTACGTGCGGTTGCACTACCAGCCACGAACTCGTCAAGAGAACGTGCGTCAGCGTATATGTCTCCTAAATTCATAAGGGGGACTTCTTCAATAGGCCCACCCGGTTTACGTTGAACCGGAACTAACATTATACTGTTCACGGCATCTTCATCTGCAAGGTTGTCAAATTTGTATCCACCCTGTTTTACAAATTCCGGTGAAGCTACTTTTTCAAAAACTTTTATCTCCCGGCTAATCCAATCCGAGTGAACTTTTTCACCCACGGCTCGTTGTATCATTTGAAACTTAGCTAAACCTTCAGGAGTTGTTAGATCAAAAACACGTCTACCGTCAACAGTATCACCAAATTGTGTTACGATTGCACCAACGTCTGCAACTATTTCTCCTTCAGCATCAAAGTTACCGCGCAGGGCTTTTGTCATATTGGTGCCTATACCCTTGAACATGTTCAAAGGGTTGGTATTTCGGTAAGCATACTGGAACATTTCGTCCCCTGTAAAGGTAACGATTTTTCCTCCCTGCCGAGACATGTCTACGTTGTACAGGAAACTTCCGGGGCGTAAACGATCTCCGACTTCCGAGCGGTAGGTTTGACGGGCTGTTGTCAGGGCTGAATAAACTTCCTGTCCCTGTTCGCGAATCAAGTTGTCAAGGGTACCGGCGTACTGGCGATACTCAGAGGCCAGTCCCGGCACACCGTCGCGAACCTTGTAGGCGTAGTCGCGGAATGCTCGGCGCATGACATCCACTTCATAGGCATTGGCTTGGGAGAAGGGGTTGAAGTCTGGGGTAATCCGCTTCAGTTCCATAGCCAATTCGATGTTGGTCATATCGTCTACAAGTTCCTGACTAACACCCGCCGTCTTTAATTGGTCGCGCAACTCACCGATATTAGGAAGCGCACGAGTAACCATATCATCAAAAACCATCATGGTTTGACGACCCATCTTACCGGCAAAGAATGTACCCTCAGGACTAAAGAAGGTATCGTATGCGGTTTCACCAGCCTTGTTCATCATGTAGTTTACAGCATCTGTGAGATCGATAGTTCCGGCTTGCTCTGAAAGCTTGCGAACATTTGCGTACGCAGCATTTCCCTTCAACCAGATACTGTCCATGTGAGTATCTATAACCTGCTCCATGCCCTGTCCGAGTTCACGGAAATAGGCTTTCCCCGTTCCTCTGCGACTTTTCATGGCAATCATACGGTTCTGAAGCGATGTAAAAACATCTGTCACCACCTCACCGAGAGCAGCGCGATTGTCAACAGTCTGCCCCAACTGTGTGCGAAGAGCTTGGTCGGCCTCACTTAGATCAATAATAAAGTTCTCAGGGATAGGGATGGTTGGATCAGCTAAAACGTGTTTACGAAGGTCATCAAGCTGATCCATCTGAGTACGAGCCAAGTCAAGCTGCGAGTCTTTAAAACTTTTAATTGCTGACTGAGTTCCGGTGACAAAGTTGTTCACAGCTTCAGGGTTGGATACTTCGGAGTCTGCAAGCTTGCGCTGAAGATTTGCAAGAGCAGTTTCGGCAAGTTCAACTTGAGAGTTCGCAGCTTTCATGCCAGCTATAACTGAACTTATTTCCATGCCCTTTAGGTCGCGAACATCAAGTTTATTAGCAGATACCTTGGTGACTGCAGACATAAAGTTCAAACCTGTAGCTTGAGAAAATGACAACTTGAATAGTTCTTCTACTTCTGCTCGTTCTGACTGAGGAAACGACATGACGATGTCATCTTGAAGATTAACGTAATCGTCCACCGCATTTAAAACGAGTTCTCGTTCAGTAGGATTGAGACCATTCATCATTTTTATAGTGGCTTGAATGCCCTTCAGTTCATCACCTGTGAGCGATTTTCCAATAGCTGTTTCGTACGTCCGAATAGTATCATCAGTGAGTTTAACACCCGCTATCCGCAGACTACCTAGAGTAGCTACGTTAGCCATAAAATCCATAGTCTGTGCAAAAACACGGGGTGCGCCGCCACGGGGTGTGGTTGTCGCTTTTACCAGCTTCCCGCCAACCCACTGACTGGCCTGATGTCCACCAGCTATCATAGTAATAGCGCCAATAACTTCTGCAGACTCAGGGCTGATATCTGAAAACATAGGAATAATTTCGCGGGCGGCTAACTGCCCCGCAGAGATTACAAGAGCATCCGTGCCAGCTTCCTTGATGTACGGATAGACTTTTACTGTGTATTTTGCACGAAGCATTCGGTTTGTAAGGTTGTCATACTCCCCTTTTGCAACTTTGTATTGTACGCTATTCCGTGCGACTCCTTGAACACGAAGGCTATCTAATTTTTCCCCAGCATCAGAAATCTGATCTGCAAGTTTATCCATAGCCGCGCTTGTGCGTTGCTGGGATACACCTATTGACAGAGACCGTTTATTTATTCCTGTCTTTATGCCAGACGCTTCTATTATATTGATAGCTTCAAATGGGTCTTTTCCTTTAATCGCATCTCCCAGAGACTTTCCTTCTAAACTTTTTGTAAGGCGATTAAATTTTTGCATAGCAAGAAGACCCTTGGCCTGCCCCGGGCCGACTAATCCTACTGCGGTCTCAACAAATATAACACCGAACTTCTGACTGGTGGGAAGCTCCTCAAAACCAAGATTGATCAGGCTACCCGCAATATCTTCAGATATGTAATCCCGCTCAACCTTGTTGCCCTCTGCATCCGTAATAAACGCAAGATCGTCATACTCATCTTGTGTGATGCGCCCATCATCTAAACGCTTTTTAAGCCTATCCTGAACGGCGCTGTTAAAAGCCATTGCCATAGTGGGATTGGGAATGTACTGATCGATGAATTCGCGAGTTTCTTTAAACGCTCCCTTAATTGCATTCTGTCGTGCGCCCCACTCTTCAGACCAAGTTGTTCCCTTAGCTTTTTTGTCATTGTAGGCACCTACAGCGTGTCCCGCAAGGATAGCCCCTAGTGGGATTGCTGTCCCAATGAATTGACCGGCTTCTGCAAGACGCTGACTTAAAGATTCATAAAAATTACCAGTTTCAAAATCGTCAATAAATAGCTGGCGAATTGTTGCATTCTCAATCCCCGCACGAACAAGAAGATTATCTATATTCTTACGATTCTCTGCCAATCGTTCTGCCTTGGTCAAGTCAGACGGGTCATCGATTAGGTCTTGTGTCGGGACAAAATCATTATCTCTCATAAATGGGATGATGGGTTGATCGTCAGACGTGGGGGTGCCAACCTCTTGATGTTTTTTAGCAAGCCTAAATTTCATCCGCCTGCCTACAGCATTGTCTTGCCGAGCTAGATCAACAACAGAGGGATCAACACCCTTTAAAAACTGATCAAAAGACATACCCTGCTGCTGAATTTGGATATCTTCTGCCGCTGCTTTTTCGATTGTGTCATCTTTCTCACCAGTTGCAAGGATCGGAAGGGGGCTAACAGCACGATCCTCTTTAATTACAACAGGGGCGTCGTCTTGATTTTGGAAAGATGTGGGAATCGGTTGGGTTGTCATAAAATTTCTACCTTATCTGCAAACGCGATTGCTTCCTCTTCACTTATCGGGTTGTTGCCCTCTGGGTCTGTTGCATAGTATTCATTTCCGTCCTGATCTTTTCCAGTATACACTCCCGGCATGGCTAGAATCTCCTTCAAAACTACACCGTCTGGTATGGTGAGTTGTGTGGAGGAGTCTGTCGTGCCTGTGCTAGTTGCACCGGTATAGGCTGCAGCCCTAGACTGACGAACGATGCGATCAGCCTTGAGGATACGAGCCTCGCGGATTCCAAAGCTTTCGGCGCTGGCAACATCGTTAAGGATTAGCAAGCGGCGGCGCTGTCGTTCAAAGTCTTTGATAACAACATTGAGGCTGGCCCCCGCCTGTATTTTAGAGGTAAACAAACCGGACTGTCCGAGGCGCTTGAGTTGAACTTCAAAGTCTTGGTTTGACAGGCGTCCCGAGGGATCGACGGCACGAGCCATCTGTGCAGCCAAGGTTAGTTTCAAAGCATCTACTTCAGACAGATTCGCTGCAGATTTTGAGGAGATGAACCCGCCGTCACGTGCCCTTTTTATAAGACTATCAACTGTGGTTGCCGGGACTCCGTCACCACCCTCATCAAGATTCTGATCGTTACCACTTGCACCAAACCACTGGTCTAGCTGACCACCAGTGCCGAAGATACCGAAACCCACTTTTACGGCAGCAGCTTTGAGACCGGTAGGAGTTTTGTCATCTAAAAGAAGGCGTTCTAACTCTCCTAGCTGGCGAAGAGTTTCCTCCGAAGCATCAAACTGCAGAGCAATCTGCTCCTTGTCTAGGCCATTACGTTTGAAGTAATCATCGGCAGGGGCGAGTTTTACTGTTCGACCCTTCCTTTTATTAGCCATCGCTTTTCTTTCTTCTTCTGTGACCATTAGGACTGCGATAGCCTGTACTGCAGGATATGGATCGTCTCCGTACTTCTCTTTTAACTGATTACCAATATTTACTCGTAGCTGAGTCGTTCCGGCTGCTGTCTTGTTGAGCGCCGCAACATTCATCTCTTCGAACTCCAGCGCATCAAGCAAAAGGCCATAGGCTTCTTCGCCTGTTTCAGCCCGGGCAACGTCGCTAAAGTCATCGATAAACTTTTGTATGCCCGAAGGAGTTGTGTCGTAACCTGTGGCAGAAACAATGCGAGAGATTGACGACATTTGGGTATCGCTAAACTCGTAGATATCGTGGACAGTCTCGTTGGTATTCGGATTTACGAATTTAAAATTGAATGCGTTGGAAGGATTATCTACTTCACCTTTGTTTACAGCGTCTTCTATCAGTCGCTGATTCTCTACACCCTGTACGTCTAGGGATACCTCGTTGTCTTGTAAGGCTTGATACAAAGTACCGAATGCGGTGGTTGGTTCGAGATAGCTTGTTAGTAGAGAGGGATCAACATTTTTCATGGCTATCTGGCCTTGAATGTAATAATCCGTGTACTTATTAACATCTTCTACGAATTTATCCAGTTGACCTGCGTTCTTCAATCTTGTGATGTAATCTTTTGCTTTTTCTGGATTAGAAAATTCAGAAGACATGTTAGAAAGCCACGTGTCTCCTACGAGTCGGAGATCAGTAGAACCCATATCAGTATCGTATTGATCATTCGGCTTTTTAAAAGTTACAGGGCCGTATGCAAAGTTTTCAGCGGCATCAGTCAGGGCATTAGCTGTCTGTACATATTCTGCAGAAATAGGCACACCCGTCATCTTCGCATGAGCAGTTCTGCCTTCCTCTGTACCCAAAATAGTCATTTTCAATTCGTCAGGGTAACTGTTCCAGAGTTGAATATAGTTATCCCTCTGTCTTTCATCTGCTTTCGCATCATATTCGGCTTTAGTCCTCGTGGTTATCAAGTCTGACTGATACTTGTAGAGTTCTTTTTGATTCTCAAAGTCGGCGTCTTTTAGTTCCTTGTCACGGATTGCCTGCGCCTGCGCTCTTTTTTTATCGTTGAGTTCTCCGAAGAATGCACTTGTGAATGCAAAACCCATGCTCATTGTTCATCCCCTCCCATGTTCAGGAAGTTACGCTCGGCAGGTTCGCGGGGAGCCATACCGTCTCGTATCTGCTTATTCATTCCTTCACGTAGCTGCTCGAACATACGCGGATTGTTCTCTTTCATCATGCGGAAGAACGTCGCATCGTCCATCTTGCCCTGATCCAAGGCACCCTCATTCTCAAACAACCGGAAGGGAACATTTTCGTCTTCTGCCATGTCTGCTATCACAAGTCCAAGCACTGGCTTCATCATCATGGCAACGTCGGGGGAGAACTTACCCTCTTGAAACCCTTGCATTAGGATGCTTTCCACAACTACCTCGACGGACACACCGACCATCATCAGCTTCATTAGCTCCTCTTTATTCTTCTCTACGCCATCGATAACTTTTTGGAATGCAATCTCGGGGTCTGCATCCCGAGGCGGCTTGCCCCACGGCCAGCGTGAGTTATCCTGCGTCAGGCTGTGGCCCGGAGGAGCGTAGGCAAACGGGTCCATGTTCTCAGGAGAAGCCCTGCCTATAATCTGTGCGTCAGTCTCTGCCATAGTTATGTTACCACCTTCGGTTCTGTTCGTACGTTCGCTGCCGGTGCCGTCTTGACTTGTGGTGGACTCGCCCGTTCGACGCCGATAGTACGCTGCCCTTGACGGCGGTTCATCGCCACACGCAAGTCGCGCCCAATACGGTTCATATCGTTGTTAGCGTAGGCACGATTCTGTAGATTGCGAAATGCTCTCTGTGCTGCCGGATTATTTAGCAACGGGTTCCCCATAGGCGACAGGCGTTCCGGTTGAAACGCTGGCCGCGAACTTACACCGCTTGCTGGTTGTGCCCTGTGCCGCAACTGTTGCTGCTGCTCTTCGCGCTTTTCACCCTGTTCCATCGTCTTCTTCAAGCCGCCGCGCAGCGTGTCGAGAAATCCACCGGAACGTGACTTCGGTTCGTATGCTGTGTAGCTATCGCCGGACCCACCTCCTGTGCTTTCTCCAAGGAGAAAGTCTGCCCCGAAGTCGATAGCATTCTTTATAAGATTAGGAAAATCTAGCATGTGTTATATCACCAGATTTGCAAGGAACTTAGCAAGCTCCCCTGCCATCCGGTCCTTCTGTTCTCTGGAGTACATCTCTTGAGAATTCGCAAATTGCATCGCAATAGCCGCCAAGTCGTGTCTACGGGCTAGGTCATTCTCTGATTTAGTAAAGTTCCACGAAGCGTTGTCCCGCATCATTTGCCACATGTTGCTCATGGCTGTCATGGTGGCACCGTACATGTTCATTACATCGATGCGGTTTGCTTCGTTTTGCGCGGCTGTGTTCGCAGTGTTTACTTCCCTGCGCCACACGGCATTCGACTGATCGACAGCGAAGCCCATCTGTGCCTCGAACTTTTCGCGCGAATCTTTAACTTGCGTGTTGAACTGCGACATGGCGTTAGCTTCAGATGTATTGAACTGACGCATAGCCGCTGTCCGGTTTGCGTTAGCCGTTTCGACCTGCGAACTCAGTTCAGCAAAGTACTCTTCGACTTGCAATTCATTCTTAGCGTTGAACTGTTTACGCGCATTGTCTTCTGCAGCGTCTTTAAACAATCCCTGCACAAGGCTACTATATGTAAGTGTAGCAGCTTTTTGTCTATTGTCAAGGTTTTTGAGGTCTACCGACAGCAACGCCTGCGCCTCTGTAACCGCTCCCTGCAACCGGGCGGAAAGGTTTGCACGGTCCATAGCAGCGTAGGTTGCTGCGTTTGCAAGGGCGGTTTGCTGGCGATTGTTCAGGTTAGCTAACTGGATCGTGGCGAACTTGTCAGCGTCCTTTGATGCAATCTGCACACCAGACTCCATGAGGGCTTGCATAACTGCCGCGCTTGCCATAGAGGATGCTGGCAACCCACGGGCTTGCATCAGGGCGTTGACTTTGCGAACCTGTGGTGCGGCCCACGGGGGCATAGGGCCACCCGTTTCCAAGCTCTTCATCAGTTCGCCCAGTTGGTACTGCGTGGTTGCTCGGGGGTCGAGTTCACCCTGAGCAGCCTGTGCAAGGGAGCCTTCGGATACGGTGCCCTCTACACCGGTCATGTCTACGTACGGGCCTGTCGGGGTTAGTTGTGCCGCGTCAGCACCTCCCAGCCCACGAATGTTTTCACTCACAGTGGTGGTTTCACCTACCTGTCCTAAGTCAGGTCGAGAGGGGCCGGTCACGGTAACATCTAGGGCCGTTTCATCTGCAAACACGGGTGTGGTTTCTGGAGCATCCCCGAGTGTAGGGGTGGTAATCTCCTCTCCCGGTTTGATCTCCATGTCCTTGGTGTCCATAGACGGCAAGTCTGCACCTGCCAGTCTACCCATTTCATCCCGGAGTTCTTGATCGTTTGTAATGTTAGCCATTGTTATCTAAGTCCCATAAATACGGACACTACCATCGCCACCACAAGAACGGTGCTGCCCATGATCATTGCCTCTAATCTCCACATACGTTTGTCTAGGCTGTCTAGTCTTTCCTGTACAGCCGTATACCTCAACGCACATTCTTTCTCGTGCGCTTCAAGTTCCATTTGGGTTTTAAGTACAGGTTCCATTTTTTGCTCTAATTTCATGCG